CGCGATGATTTTCAAATAGCTTTAGCTGACATTAAAGATACTCTTAACCGTATCGAAGACAAACTAGATAACAAGGCAGATAAGTGACAGTAAGTTTTTATGTAACCGCAACACAAGTAACCTATACCTTTGGTGTTTCTTTTAACTTTGTATTTTAATAGGAAAACTTTATGATACAACTACTTCAGATTGTTGGGGGACTAGCTACTACATGGATGCAAGGTAAAGCAGAAGAGGTAAAGGTTAAACAGGAAGTAAAGATTAAAGCTATGCAGTCCGAAGAGAACTGGGAAAAGATGATGGCTGAAGGTAGCAAGACATCATGGAAGGACGAATGGTTCGTCATTGTACTTTCTATACCTATGATTGGTGCGTTCATCCCCAGCTTAGTACCCTACATTCAAGAGGGTTTCGCAGTTTTAAACTCAATGCCAGAATACTACAAAGGTTTTCTAGCAGCCGCAATAGCAGCTTCCTTTGGAATCAAGGGTTTAGCTAACTGGAAGAAATAAAGTCAAATAAAGACTTGACAAACTATTCAAAATATGATACAATAAATAAAATTTATTTTAGGAAGTAAATAATAACTATGACTTATTTAGAAACAGTAAATAAAATCCTAAAGAGATTAAGAGAGAGGACAGTTACGTCTGTAGAAGAAACCCCTTACTCTGCTCTTATCGGTGTATTCGTTAATGACGCTAAACAAGTTGTGGAGGAAGCATGGAAATGGTCTGCTTTACGTACTACGCTAACGGCAACTACTACGTCTGGTATTTTTAGTTATGAGTTAAATGGTAGTCAAAATAACTTTGATGTGTTAGATGTAATTAATGATACTGATAATTTTTTCCTTCAATATAAAGAGGCTCATAGTTTTAATGGGTTGTTTTTAAACTCTGACCCAGCTACAGGTTCTCCTTACTACTACAGTTTTAATGGTATTAGTTCTGATGGAGATACTCAAGTAGATTTATATCCTATACCTGATGATACTTACACGTTACGGTTTAACATAGTACAACGTCAGCCTGACTTAGAAGCAGAGTCAGACACTATTAAAATTCCATTTAAACCTGTAGAGTTATTAGCCTATGCTATGGCTATTGAGGAACGTGGTGAAGATGGTGGTGTCAATCCTGTTACTGCCTACGCTATAGCAGAACGTGCCCTATCAGATGCTATCACATTGGACTGTGGTAAGCACCCTGAAGAAATTATCTGGGTGGCTCACTAATGCGGGCTAAGAGCATACTAACAGAGAACTTAACTACTGCTGCTCTTACTGATAGTACAGCGTTATTGTATACTGTACCACCTAACACTAGAGCCAAATGGATATTAGCTTTTGTGTCTAATGGTGCTGGTTCTACTGTAAGTAACGTACACTTAGAAATATCTAATGATGTAGATATAGTTGTATTGGGGTCTAAGTCTTTAGGTTCAGGTGACTACATCGAGTTAGAGATGAATGGTGGTTATGTAATGCTAGAGTCTGGCTATGAACTAAGGGGTAATGCTGGTTCTACTGGTGTTAGTTGTATTTTAACTGTGGAAGAAACTTCTAGTACGGTGACTTATAATGGCTAAACCTTTACAACCTGCATCAATCGTAGCCCCAGGATTCTTTGGTCTTAATACTCAAGAGTCTGGCGTAACCTTGGAAGCTGGCTTTGCCCTACAAGCCGATAACTGTGTAATAGATAAGTATGGTAGGTTAGGCAGTCGTAAGGGCTGGAGATATCAAACTACACAACTTAGTGGTGTTATAGGTGATAATGCTAATGTTGATTTATTAGGTACTCATATCTTTACAGACCTAGCAGGACTTAAGTTAAACTTGTCTTGGAGTGAAGATACTTTTTACAAAGGCTTAGAAAATTTAATACCTATAACTCCTACTACTACAGATACAATAGAAGATGGAAACTGGTCTTCTGCTACTCTTAATGACAGAACATACTTCTTTCAAGAAGAATACAAACCCCTAGTATATACAAACGAAACTTCATCAGAAGTATTTAAAACAATAGATACCTTTGCTGGTTATGATGGTACTCCCCCAGAAGCTAGTATAGTAATGTCTGCTTATGGTCGATTGTGGGCTGCTGTAACTGAAACAAATAAAACAACTATATACTTTTCTGACTTGTTAGATGGTACTAAGTGGGGTTCAGGTAGTGCTGGACAACTAAACATAGCTGGTACATTTGCTAAGAACAGTGATGTTATTACTGGACTAGGAGCACACAATGGTTTCTTAGTAGTATTCTGTAAAAACTCTATCATGTTGTTTCAAGACACAGATAGTTTTGAGGCTAGTTTTGATGTAACTACTTTATCTTTAGTAGAGACTATTGAAGGTATTGGTTGCATATCTCACAACACTATACAGAACTTAGGTGATGATATTATGTTCCTATCTTCTACAGGTGTTAGGTCTTTAGGTAGAACTATTCAAGAGAAGTCACAACCACTAAGAGATTTATCTAAAAACATACGTGATGACTTGATTACGTTAGTAGAGAATGAAGGTACAGACACTAACATTAAAGCTGTGTACTGCCCTAACTTTGCTTTCTACCTACTATATTTTCCAAGTGCTAATATTATATATGCTTTTGATACTAAGACACCACTGCCTGATGGTGCTTTAAGAATTACTAAGTGGTTAGGTATATCGCATACTAATTTTATTTATGATGCTGATGAACGCAAGTTATTGTTCTGTCAATCTAATGGCTTGGCTGAATACTTTGGTTCTCAAGATAACGGCAGTTCATTTAACTTTAAGTATTACACTAACTACTTTGATTTAGGTAACAGTAATGTTACTAAGATAGCCAAGAGACTAAGTGTAACATTGATTGCACCAGACAACCAAACCTTTGTAACTAAACTAGGCTTTGATTACTCCACTAATTATTTTAGTTATACCTATGTTATTAAAGGAGAAGGCACACCTTACTACTATGGTATAGATGAATATACAGCAGCAGAGTATTCTAGTGGGGTGGGTATCGCAACAGTTAGTAATTCTGTGGGTGGTAGTGGCAAGGTGTTACAAGCAGGTTTTGAAACAGAAATTAATGGCGCGCCTCTTAGTATTCAAAGAGTAGATGTATTTATTAAATCTGGAAAAACACAATAAAGGTATTATAAGATATGAGTAACTATGTAAAAGCCACAGACTTTGCTTCTAAGGATGCCTTATTGACAGGCGACCCTTTAAAAATTGTAAGTGGTACAGAAATCAATGATGAGTATAACGCTATTCAAACTGCGGTAAACACCAAGGCAGATATAAATAGTCCTACACTAACAGGTACACCTACTGCTCCTACTGCTCCGGTTGGTACAAGCACAACACAATTAGCTACTACTAATTTTGCTACAGTAGCAATACGGGCTTTATACCCAGTAGGAACTATTTATACTAACGCAAGTAACGGCACTAACCCAGCCACCTTATTAGGTTTTGGTACTTGGGTAGTGTTTGGTGCTGGGCGTGTTATGATTAGCTTGGACAGTAGCAACCCTCTTATGGACTCCGCAGAAGAAACTGGCGGTACTGCTGATAGCGTAGTGGTAGAACATAATCACACTGCTGATTCTGCGGCGGAGGGAAACCACTTCCATAACTTAATAGCTAAAACTGGGGGTGGTTCTACTGATAATGATGAGAGTGGTGAGTTTACTGAGAATACAGGTAATAGTTCTGGTAGGACAGCTAGTGCTGGGGCACATGACCATGTTATCACTATTGATAATGAAGGTGTAAGCGGTACAAACCAAAACTATCAGCCTTTCATTACTGTATATATGTGGAAGCGTACAGCCTAGTATGAAAATAACACATTTCCCTAATCAAGACGTAGATACTATTTATTATAAAATAAAAGATTATCTAGAAGGTTGTGCTAAATACACCTATGGTAGGTTTACAGCACAAGACATTAAAAACAATATAAAAAATAACTCGCATCAACAGTTATGGATAGCGCATAAAGAAGATAAAATCTATGGCTTTGTTGTAACTCAACCTACTCAATACCCACAGAAAAAAGTATTAGATATGGTTTTTACTGGTGGTATAGAGTTAGAACTTTGGAAAGAAGATATGTTAAAAACAATACAAGGCTTTGCTAAATCAACTGGGTGTGAAGTTATTGAGTCACAAGGTAGAAAAGGTTGGGGTAAAGTCTTTAAAGAAGATGGGTTTGAATCCCGTTTTATGTTCTATGAATTACCAGTAGAGGAGATAGTATAATGGGTAGTGGTGGAGGAGGGTTAAGTGGTGCTTTATTTGGCAATACTCAGTCTACTAATGTAAAGATAAACAAGAATGTAATGAAAGCTGCTGAGGAGGCTAAGTTTAAGCCTTACACTTTAGCTACTACTACAGGTAGTACCACATGGGATAAAGGTAAAAATGCTTTCTCTGTTGATTTATCAGAACCCCTTAAAGGTATTCAACAAGAGTCTTACCTTGGTGCGCAAGGGTTATTACAAGAAGTACCTGAAGCATTTGGAAGAGAGGTAACTCCTTTTGAGTTTGAGCGAGACTTACAAGGTCGTACTGCTGATATATACTCTGAACAGGCAGGTCTACTAGAACCAGCTTTTGCACAGCAAAGACAACAACTACAGTCAGACTTATTTGGTAGTGGTCGTATGGGGCTTATGCTTGCAGGAGAGGCTGCTGGAGCAGGTGCAGGTGGTATGGTAAACCCTGACGCATATGGACTCGGTAGAGCGCAATCTGAGACGTTAGCTAACCTAGCTGCCCAATCTAGAGAACAAGCCCTTGGTGAACAACAACAGGCATTTGCTATTGAGTCTGGTATGTTTGGTATCAATGAGGCTCTTGAACAACAACGAGCAACAAACTTGTTAGCTGGTGGTACTGGATTGTTTGGTATTGGTGGTTCTGTTTCTGATAGAGAAGTTCAACTTATGCAACTTGGTCTTACTGCTGAACAAGCAAGGGGCGCTGCTTCTGCTCAAGCTGGTCAGATATTAGTTGGAGGACAAAATGCTGCTGCTAGTGCAATGAACGCATCTGCTAATATGATGGGTGCTAACCAAGAAGCTAAGAATAATAGTATTGGTGGGCAGTTTATGGGTAGTTTTGGACAGTCTATGGGACAAGGTGGTGCTCAGGCTGCTGCGTCTGCTGCAATGCAGATGATGGGTATTAGTGACATAAGACTTAAAGAAAACATTGTTAAGTTAGGTAAGTATGGCAGTGGTTTAAATATGTACACTTGGGATTGGAACGAAGAGGGTAAGAAGATTGCACACCCTGACCAACCTACTATAGGTGTTATGGCACAAGAAGCTATGTTAGTGTTCCCTGAAGCTGTTATGAAAGGTGATGATGGGTACTTAAGAGTTGATTACGGGAGAATTTCATAATGGCTGAAACAATGTTTAAAACTGCACAAGAGTTGCTTGACCAACGCAGAAAAGATACACAAGATAATTTACTAACTATAAAAGCTATTGAAGGAAAACAAAGAGAAAGACCTTTATCTGGCTATGCTAAGTTTGGTGGTATGCTTGGTAAAGCAGCTGGAGAAAGCCTTAAAGATTACTTAGGTGTTAAAAGTGAAGACGATTACTTAAGGGACTATGAAAATGGTATTGAACAAAGAAGAGTATTGGAGCAGAGTTTAGGACAAGAAGGTTCTTTGTATAGCCCCGAAATAGCCTCTCAAATAGATAGGTTTATTGAAGAGTCTGGAAGTAATTTATCTCCTGAAATTAAAAGGGCTTCAGA